GGTTCACGACGTCGAGGTCCACGTGCGCGGCGGTCGTGTCCCCGTCCACGATCACCTCGTCCAGCATGCGGGCGGCGGAGTTCGGGATCTCGGCGAGCAGCCGCTGCGCCATCGCGAACGCGGCATCCTCGTCCAGCTCGTCGGAGTACAGGAGCCGGGCCGAGGGCTTCTTCGCCGTGAACGTGAGCGCCCCGGAGGTGAGGTTGGAGACCGGGATCTTGGTGGACTCGTCCTCCAGCGCCTCGGGCATCAGATACCAGGTCAGGTCGCCCGTCAGGGCCGGCACCTTGTACGGCGAGGTCGGCATCGGGACCCTCTCGAACAGCGCGGCCACCCCGGTCTTCAGCCAGACGGCGGTGATCACCTGATCCGAGAAGCCGGTCGGGATCCACTCCGTCCCCTCGCCGGCGGTCGCGGTGTCCATCGCCTTGCGGAGCTTCCCGTCGGGGCCGAAGTGGGTCTGCCACGACTTGAGGCTCCGCGGGTCGCACGGTGCGCCCGGCTTGCTCATCAGCGCCGACTGCACCAGCAGGTGGTCGGACTTCGCGCAGACCTTGCGGAACAGGTCCTCGTCGGGCGCGTCCTCGATGGGCGTGGAGATGATCTTCTGCAGGGTCATCGGCTCGCGCGTCCCGGCGCCCCAGAGCGGCGGCGGCTTCGGGACCGACTTGGCGGCGAGGGCCGTCTCCACGGCCTTCATCAGGAGGCCGAACTGCGCCGGGTCGTCGAGGTCGACGACGTTCGGCTGCGGGGTCGGAGGCGCGGTCTTCTCGTCGGGCTGAGTGAGTTCCGCGCAGATGGACTTGTGGAGTTCCCAGAAGTTCGTGCCTTCGGGCACGGTGACGCCCAGCTTCTCCGTGAGCAGCTGGAGCTGTTGCGGCGTCATCACGATCGCTTCGTCAGGCATGTGCGCTCGCACCTCGCATTCTCTCGGTCTGGGTCACGATGTTTCGCAGGATAGCAGCCTGCGCCGCCGGCATCCCGGCCAGCTCGCGTTCCCACGCTGCCTCCAGCGCGGCCTTCCCCTCGTCCTTGGGCGCGGCTGCCTCCAGCAGTGCCCTCAGCGCGGAGTCGGCTCCGGCGAGCGCTTCGATGGCCGCCTCGACCGCACGAACGTTGGCGGCGGAGAGGACGCGGCCTTCCTTGGCCAGGAACGCCATCACGTTCCGGCTGCCCTCGGCACGGGTATTGATCGCCTTGAGGTCTGCCTCCAGCCCCTCCTCGGCGACCAGGTAGTTCTCGTCGTTCTTCCAGGTGACGTCCGCGAACTCTGGACGGACGCCCCGCACCAACGCCTCGCCCAGGGGCGCGCCCTTGAGTTCGGGCACCGGCTTGTCGAACTTCCCGTAGTACTTTGAGATGTGGTTGTAGACGGGCGTCACGTCGCCCTCGGGGATGTCTACTCCGCCACGGCCGCCCAGGAGTGCCCCCATCGCCGCGGCACAGCCACGCCAGACCGCCTTGAGGGACCCGTCAACCATCTTGGCGAAGGGGAGCTTGTAGCCAGCCCGCACCTGGGCGTTCTCGGGGTCGAACCAGAAGTGGGCCTTCTTGTAACGGCCCCAGTCCTCGGGATCCCCGAGGACGGCGTTGCCTGCAGGAGCATCCCATGACCAGGCCATGTCTTCGGGCGCGAGGGGTAGGTCGGCGAAGGCTGTCGCGCCCTTCCCTGATTGCGCGTACTCGTAAGCAAGGCCCAGGCTCTTCGCGAGCTGGACCGTCGCCTCCGGGTGGCATGGCAGGGAGACCGCCGAAGTGTCCATCAGCTCGAAGTCATGGATCACCCGCGCCTGCCCCGGCTGCTGCGGCTCGCTCACCAGCATCTCGTTGTAGCCGAACGAGCTGGTGCGGATCGTGCCCTCGCCGATCGCCTTGAGCACCTCGTCCGGGGGCGTCCTGCCGTCCAGCTTCGCGGTCCCGATGTAGGCGGTGTAGAAGGCCTTCCCGTCCACCAGCTCGTAGGAGCGCACCGTGCCGATCGGCTCCCATACGTTGTGGTTGTAGGTGAAGATCGGGTTGAGTTTGTACGCGCCGGGTACGCCTCCTGGCCGCCACTCCCCGCCCTTCGCGTAGTTGTCCAGCGCGAGGGCGCCCCACGACCCGTCCCATGCCCGGAGGAACGCCTCCGGCTCGACCACCTCGTTCGCCCGGTCTGGCGAGGGGACGTTCACGAAGCCGCTGACCGTCCGCCCCTCCAGGTCGAACTCCTTCACCTCGAACGGCATCATCTTCAGCCGGGTGAACGTGACGGGCCTCCCCATCCTCGTTCCTCCTCAGGTCAGAATCTCTCTCGGGCCGCGGCCCTCCGCTGCGCCCGGTTCAGCCGCGCCGGCCGTTCTCTCCCGCACCGCGGGCAGTTTTCCCCTTCGACGGGGTTCCCGCAGGCGTCGCACCACCAAAAGGGGCCTTGTCCTTGCCCCCGGCCTTGCCCAGCTTGTTCTTCGTCTTCCCGCGGATCATGTCTCACTCCACCACCGGGGCGACCGTGCACCGGCACTCGCAGATGTTCGCCGCCTGCCCCTTCGGGTCGCCCGGATAGTCTATCTCGTCGCCCTGCACGTCGAAAGGCTCGTCCAACCCGACGACCACCCCGTCCATCGCCACGTGATCGTACTCATCCTTCGGATCGTTCCCACGCGTCCGACTGTCAGTGGTGCTGATCCATTCCTTCTGCCCGACGACCTCGCTCTGCGCGTACCCCTCCATCGCCCCGCCGTTGTTGGCCGCGAGGGACTCCGTGCGCGCGATCCGCTCCGCCCGGTAGCCGCGCGCGTCATCGAACACGTCCGAGACGCGGCCCGCGAGGTCGTCCACGCTCTCCCCCGCCTCGATGCCGTCCGCCAGGCTGCCCCGGAGCTGCCGCCAGGTCGTCTCCGTCACCTCGGTCGCGAAGCGCTGCTCCTGCCGCCGCATGACGGCGACCGCCCGCGCGTTGGTGAGGTCGAAGCTGATCCCCGCCCCGACCTCCGCGACCGCCGCGCTGCCCGCCGCCGAAAGAAGACCCTGCAGGACCGGCCGGAAGGCGCGCACCGCCGCCTCCATCTCGGTCCCGTAGTCGAAGACACCTGTGAGGACGGAGGGGTCAGCTGCCTTGCGCCGGCTCGCGGACTCGAAGAACTTGGCCGCCGCCTGGAGCGCCGCCTGGACCCGCTTCTCCTGCGCCCGGAACATGCGCCGCGCCATCTGCCGGACCTGCCCCTCCCCGGCCAACCTCCGCCCCTCCGCAACCCGCCACTTCGCCGCGCGCTGCAGGTCCTTCCGGCTGAGATGCTTGCCCGGCTCTGGTGGCGGGGCCGCAGCAGGCGGCTCCTCCTCGCGCCCCCGAACCGGGTAGAGGTTGAGCGGCGCCCACCAGGTCTCTTCGCCCCACGGCACCTCCCCCTGGCGCCCGATGTCCTCGCGTGCCTCGTTCTGCGTGATGACGCCGGAGCTTACGAGCGACACCGCGGTCGCGGCACGCGCGGCCTCATCCCTCGGCACCATGCTCCGCCAGTCGAACTCCAGGTCCAGCCCCTCCTCGAACTGCGGCAGGAACTGACAGTCCAGGGCCTCGTCCGTCTTCTCGCACCGTGGCCCGATGCAGTCCTGCCAGAAGATCGCGACCGCCTCCCTGAAGTTGGCGAGCGTCGCGTACTCATAATCCCCGAGCATCGGCGGCGGCACGCCAAAAACCGAGGCGATGTTCAGCTTCGTCAGCTTCGCGAGCGTCACGAACTCCATGTCCTTCGGGGGGACGCCAATCATCTGGTACGTCATGCCTTGGCCCAGAACCGCGATCTGCCCCGCGCGCTTCGGACCGCCGTAGAGCAGCTTCCACTGCTCCCGGACCTGTTTCACCTGATCGCTGTCGAGCGCGTGGTCGCTCGTGAGGGTCCCATCGGGCACGGCGCGGTTGTCGAACAGGGCCTGCTGGTAGGTGAGGCGGCTGAAGTCCATCCCGAGGTCGCAACGGAGGGCACCGATCGGGGAGAGGCCGTATAGGTCGTGGTTCGGGTTCCAGAAGCGAAAGTGCACCACGTCCTCCTGCGGGAACTTCAGCGGGTCGGAGGCCG